TCCACTCCTGCTCGTGACGAGCAGCAGCCATTTGCAACTCCGAGATAAACCACTCAATACCCTTGAGGTCAAGCGTATCCAAGATATCTTCCATGCTTACACACCTTCCTTTATGAACACACGCTCAGTCTCAGGATCCACCCACACCGGGCGATCCATAGCATCCAGCGTCGGATTCAGCGACACCAGATGAGCAACAAACTTGTCAGCCTCACCCGCAGATGCAAACAGATGCACCGTATCAGGACCATCATGCACACGTTTGTTATCCTGATCGAACAGACGCTCAAACACCATCCAACACTCAACCATGCTCACACACCTTCCCTTTCATCACCGGGCATCCGGCTGTTAGAACGAAGCCCCAAAGGACTCACAATGTCTGTTACGTGACGCTTGCCACGCTTCGCATAGCCACGGCTCTGACTAGCAAACCGAGCCGCAACCTTCGCGCTATGCCCATCACCCAACCGCTTGACCGTGAACACCTTGATCGAACCATCGGGCTGAACCCGCTCAACCTTACGCATGTTGCGCTCCTAACGTGTGTGTGTGGACAGTGTAGCACAGCGGAGTCTACGACTCCAGCCGCACCTTGCGCTGCACCTTGACGCGCTCACCGCCGATGACGACGCTGACCGTGTTGCGACCACGCTTGCCCTGACGACCGACGACGACGATTGCCTCGTCCGGCGAAGCCGTTGCGAGAGTCACGTAGCAGACCTTGCAAATGCCTTCGGCATTCACACGCCGAGCCTTCTTAGCGAAGCCACAGCACTTGCACTTGACCTTCTCAGCCTTCGGCGTGGAATCCACGACGACCTCCTCCTGCTCCTTCGGAGCATCCGACACGATCACCACACCCCGCTCACCATCCTCGGAGAGGATCTGCAAGAGCATCGCTGCCTGCTCCGGGCTGAGGGCTTCGATCTTCTCGACGACTTCGTTGCTGTTCATTTCTCTTTACTCCTTACTGGTTTCTATCTTCCTTCACTTCGTTCAGGAAGATATAAACCTAGTAAGGTAGTAGGGTTTCTGGCCAAATCTCCATTATCTCTACTCTATAGAGAGTAGAGATAATAAACTATCTTCATAAGTTAGACTAAATAGTGACAAAGTCACCTATTTAGTAACTAACTATAAAGATAGAAAAATAGACTACAAAGTAGTCTAAGTGTACAATACTACACAATCTACGATTGTAGTAGTATTTGGCTTAGTTATACACTATCTACTATTACTAGTAATAGATAGAGAGTGTGTAGTTGGGACTATAAAGAATACCAACATAGTTGGTATAAGTATACTACTACTCTGTAGTAGTATATATATTATATACTATAGAGTACTATGTACTCTTAGTATATGTGCTGACTAGTAAACTCTAGTACTAATAGGTATTATATATAATACCTAAGTCAATCGTAAAACATGGTGTCAAATTCTACATAGTTCTGGTACTAGGCTCCTGTAGGCTCCTAGTCAAAACTGCCTAGCGCACACTCACATATGCATATGCGTACCCCCGTTACACACCCCCCACATATATATAATTGTACTGTTTATATTTTTGGTACGTTTTGGGTTTGGCTTAGTTTGGTGTTATTGTGTTAAGTGTTTGTTAAGTTTTGTGTTTTGATGTCCGATTGTTGGTGTTGGTGGTGTTATATATGGTGTGGGGTTGTTTTTTTATTCTATTTTTGTTTTGGGGGTGGTTGTGTGGCTGTTCAGTCTAATGCGTTGACTAGTGGTTTGTCTGATTTGGCTACTACGGCGAGTAATGCTGTGGCTGATTTGGCGGGTGTTCAGGCGGGTGCGGATGTGTTGGCTTCTCAGTTTGTTGATGTTAAGAATGCTATGCAGGATTTGGTTGATTTTGCTAATACTATGCGTAATAGTGGTTATTATACTCCTGTTGGTTCGTTGATGCCGTTTGCTGCTGCTACTGCTCCTGATGGTTGGTATTTGTGTAATGGTGATCTTTGGGCTACGCTTGGTTTGTCGGCTGGTAATCCTTTGTATGATTTGTTGAATCCTTTGGGTTATCTTGGTGTTCCTGATTTGCAGGGTCGTACTGTTGTTGGTAAGGGTACTAATGGTGCTGTTGATAATCTTAATGATAATGAGGGTATTTTGATTGCTGATGTGGCTAATCGTTCTCCTTTGCATAAGCATTCTTTGACGGGTGGTGTTACTAATGCTGCTGCTTTTAATACTCTTGGTCATAGTGTTGATCACTCGCACGGATTCTCATACAACGACTATTATGTTGCCACGACTGCGACTAACCAGTTGGCAAACGGGTCGTTCTACGGCAGAACCTATAATGAAAACACGGTTCGCTCTGGAAGTACTGGCGGCGCTAGTACAGATCATACACATCAAGTGCCTGCTCACGGACATGCTCATACTTTTGCTGTTGGTACTGGCGCGGGTATTAATGATACTATGCCATTCCTTACCCTTAATTATATTATTAAATCTTAGGAGATTAGCATGTTCGGATCTAACGTACAACCCCGCCGTATCGTAAAAGAAACACGAAAAGAACCGTGGTATTGTCACACATGTAACCTAGAACACCCCGCGTATTATTCTAAATGTCCCAAATGCGGAGAACACCGACCCCATTAAGGAGCACTCGTGGGAAACTATACTTATGCAGACAAGAAGTTTAATGCTAAACAATTAGAAAATACGATCCTAGAATTCCCAGAGAAACTAGGCTGGTTCTTATCCAAAGGATACGCACCACACTATTATCAAGTATTGTTTCATTGTGACAAGAATGGTGCTAATCTGACGCGATTCAGGCACTTGGTAGCGGGGCGGCGCGGTGGAAAGACTCTTTCTGCTGCTTGGGAAGTACTTTTTTATTGTCTGCATCCAGAACAATTCCACTTGGATGCACATGGACGCAAGAGCGACCAGCCCTTATGGGTTTGGGCGCTATCCGCCTCGTATAAGGTGGGTCGTCCATCGTATTTAACGTTCCGCGAAGCGTGTATTAAAGCGGGACTTACGATTGGTAAAGAGGTAAAAGAGAACAAAGGCGGCCTTCGCTTCGAATTCGCTAACGGTACACTAGTAGAATTCAAATCAGCCGAAGACCCACAGTCTCTTCGTGGTGCTGGACTAGACATCCTATGGATGGACGAGGCCGCATTCATCAAAAATGAGGAGTCTTGGGGCGTTATCCGCCCATCACTCTCAGATAAACAAGGATTACTAATCACAACAACCACGCCAAACCAGAAAAACTGGTTTTACGAGGAATTCTTCTCCGCAGACTCTCGCAAAGACGAGAATAATAGTCGCGTAGAATACAGAAGCATTGATAATCCTTACTTTCGCAAACAAGAATGGGAATACGTGAAGTCCCGATATCATCCACTGCTATTCGCACAAGAGTACATGGCGAGTTTTGACAGCATGGCAGGCAAAGACCTAGCCGGAGATTGGCTTCACTATTATACAAGCGAAGATTTGCTAGATTCGGAAGGAAAACCGCTAAAACTGCGTAAATACATGGGAGTTGACCCAGCGATCAGCCTATCTGCCAACGCGGACAGGTTTGTAATCACAATTATTGGGGTAGCAGACTCTAACGAGGTGTTTCTACTAGAGCAGTATGCGGCGCGAATCCCATTCGCAGAGCAACTACTTAAGATTGAAGAGTATTATCTTCGTTTTAAGCCTGAGATTATTGGTATTGAGTCTAATGCGTATCAGGCGGCTCTTGTGCAGCAGACTGAGCGTCTTACGAGTATGCCTCCTGTGGTGCCTATGTTCGCTAAGGGTAAGAAGTGGGAGCGTATTCTTGCTATGAGTCCTTTGTTTAGGATTGGTAAGGTTAAGATTAAGAAGGATCATGTTAATTTTATTCAGGAGTGGGTTGATTATGATTCTGCTATTCAGAAGCCTAAGGATGATTGTTTGGATAGTATGGAGATTGCTCTTCGTACTGCTGGTGCTTTGTTGGGCGAGTTTTTGCCTGAGTCGT